TTTGCACCAGCGTTTAATACTGCGGATTCTGCACGAACCACGCGAAGAGCGTCACCATACTGCAAGAAGTTTGCAGCAGTGAACCACCATTCGAAATTTGAACCATTTGGTTTACCGAATGTCTGCAAGAGTTGTTCTTCTGAATTAATTGCAGTAACGGAACTAACCGGACCTTTTGCAAATGGCCCCGCAATAGCACCAATAGAGGTGGATACTGCTGGAATGACATTTGTAAGATCGATTTCCCTGACGTGTACGCCGGGTGAAACTAGAAATCCCATGTCTTTACTCCTAACTTAAAGAGAGTTATTTGTTATACAGATATTTATAAAAAACCTCTTTTTCACAACTCGTTTTTATAAGTGTTATATCATATAAATAGAATTATGAATGATCATTATGAAAAATACAAGGACACTATCAAGAAGGTTTCACGAAAAAATTATCAGAAACGAGTGTTTCTTTTAAACGAATTTCTCACACAGAAATCGTGTATTCACTGTGGAGAATCTGAACATGTCTGTCTCAAATTCTGGCCACATGATGCAGAGATACGCAAAGTATCTAAGAGAGTTGGAACAAGTGATGACAGCCGCAAAGAGGTATTCCACCTCATCGACCAATCTGTTATCCTATGTTACAACTGCTATATTAAAAAACATCACGACCTAATAGAATTTATTTAGGGAATTACCAACTTCTAGAACTATCCCGAACTATGGGCGACCATCGTGTTCCGTATTCGTCAACCATTTCACCAATATTCTCATCCTCAAGCCCATTAACTATGAAACCAAAAGGTGCCATATCCTGTTCTAAAGCATCTTGTTGTTCATTCATCATCACCCGACGAATATCGTTATTAGTAAGTTCCTTAAAATATGTTTGGTCTGTAAGCCACGCAAAGATAAAGAGACACGCAACCAAGTCATCGTTGCACCCATCATCTGCCTCAAAAGATGAACCCTTCACAATAAAGGTAGAGAGCTCATTAATGATGTCATAGTCCTCAACAATCAGTTTATTATCTTCAACTAACTGTTTTAGATTTGAGCAACCGATCTTCTTAACTGCCTTGGTAGTTCTTACCCCCAACTGGGCCCTACCACCAGAGAACCCCGCTCCAATGACCTGTCCTGCCCGCCCACGCATACTAGCCATAATAAGGTTGTCATACTCTAAATCAAATTGCATAGCGTTGGCAACCTGTTCTCCTATGTCATTGACCTCAATCAATACATATGCTTGATTATATGCCCGAGCAATGTCATAGATTTTAGATGGGAATATGAGAGGTTTCAGCTCGTTATCCCTAAACTTCGCAGCCACCCTATATGGTATCTCGCTAACATCGACAACCACAAATGCTGAGTAATCGTTTTTTGTTCCCCGTGAAACATCAGCAACCAGAACATATGTGTGACCTTCTTCCGGTGAAACATGAACATCAAGACCAGCATTAGATTGTTTAGGTGACCGATATGTCAACTGTTTAAGTTTATATGGTGTAATCAGTGTATCGATAGACCCCAAGAACTCACACTCAAACTCTGTGTTGAACTGTGCTTGAGAGGTGTTCTTGATTGTTTCTTCTTTCCACTTCTCATCCCGGCCGGGAACTTCACTCCAATGTACCTCAATGGGTATGTAAGAGTTGCGACCTTCTTCTGCGTCCACCCACAACTTATAGAACATGTTCATGCCATGCGGCGTGGAAACAATCATCACCTTGGTAGTCTTACCAGATGAAATCGTAGGATATACTGAACTGAAGAACTGCTCTGCTACATTCGAAGGGACATAAGCAAACTCATCAAGGAAAATAATATTATATGAACCACCACGAACAGCACTAGCCGAAGTGGAACTTGCAAGGATTTTCGAACCATTTTCTAACTCCAAAGAACCCTTGTTCCAACTCATCACCCCCTGTTGTAACCATTTGGGTAGATGCTCATACGCAAGTTGCAAACGTGACAAGAGGTCACGAGCAGTTGCTGCCTTATTCGCAAGGATGGCAATATTTACAGTCGGGTTGAAAAGTGCGTAATGTAATATATAAGAAATCATGATGGTAGACTTACCCGACTGTCTAGGCAGTTTACAAATGGTGAAACGATTACTATGAAAAGTACCTACCATTTCCTTCTGAAAATCATACATCTTGAACGGTATAAGGCCTTCATCCAGAGAAACAATCTTAACGTACTTCTCAATAAAGTATTGCGGGTCTTCCATACACAAGGAGTATTCTTTAAGTTGTTCCTTTGTCCAAGACTGCTGAATATTAGCTTTCTTTAGATTTGGATTACCAAGGTAGGTTACATCAGCCATCTAATTTTACCAATGACCTATTCTTTATATGCTCTTCTTCGATATCGTCCTTAGACTGACCAAAGTATTTAACTGCATTGTGTGTCTTGATAAGTTCGTCGTTCACAGTCGTTTGTATTACTTTCCCTTCCCACTCATGCTCCATAAGAAACTCACCAAGAATACGACCATACTTGCCAACGCCATCTTTCCTTGTGCGTAGAACCTGTGTAGAACCTTTTGGTAAGAGGTTCTCAACAAAATGTTTTGCAGCCAATCCGTAGATTTTTTCTTCTTTATCGCTTGTTCTAGACTCAGGTGTATCCACTCCATAGAAACGAACTCGTTGTTTCTTCATCCATACACCAAAACCCAAATCGATATCTACGTCAGTGGTATCGCCGTCTACTACTCTAACAATTTTGCATTGATATTCGTACATTATTTTCCCTTTAACATTTTCTGCAACTCAGCAGTACTGCCAACAAACAGAGCATTGGTTACATTCTTAGGAGCAGTATTAGGAACCTCTTTAAGTTTCCTCATCTTCTCTTGTAGATCACCTAATTTCTCGGTAACTTCCGCGACTTGTTTGATAAGATTTCCAGCAACCTCATATGCTCTTGGATGCTCTCCTTCTTTTGCGAGCTCCAATATTCCTTCAATCGCAGCTGAACCTTTCTCAACCAGATTATAGAAGTTCTCTCTTTGATATTTGTAATCTGTTTCAATTTCATCATCGATAGGGCCTTCAGTAAGCAACTCCGTAGGATAACTAGAAGTTGGGCCGATAACCTCAACTTCTTTAATAACCTCTTCAACTACACCAAGTGCTTTATCTATTTCATTACTCATCGTCGCCGGTCACTGGATTATAATCTTTAGCATCTGTAAAGAATGATTGTACTTCATTAAACCCAAAATCATCATTAGCATCAGCACTAGTTGGGTCAGGCGTAACAGTGAGTCTCTGTTCACGTTTGGGCGAAGTATCCGGCAAATCAGTATATTGATCAACCTGTACAGTCTTGATGACCTTACTAGAAGTAATAGGCCCATAGAGATAGAACTTGCATGTGAAATCCAGAGTATAGATAATTGCTCGTCTGGTTGTAAAGTCTCCCTGATAATCATCTTCATAAGAAATACTGTTTAAAATGACAGGGATATCCTTTTTAACGTCCATATTAGGATTATCATTCATCGTAATAGTATAATCTGGTTGAAAGTAAGGTAGAATCTGTTCGATAACCTGTAGTGCATCATCAGACTGTTTTGCAAGGATGTAAAGTTGAAAACCTATATTATAAGGGACAGGCATGTACTGAGTGTCAAGTTGTGATGCCTTATCACCCTTAACCTTCTTGAACTTCTGAACACGATTCAATTTCCGGCCGGGGTCATAGGTAAGTCCTGTAATCTCAAATCCAATACGAGGTAAAGTAACCGCAGCAGCTTTACTAAGGTCTGCATCATCGTTCAGACGAACAAGGAACTTCTGCCTCGGGCCATATGCCAGAGGAACCTTCATGGTCTGTTGAATTACTCCAGCATTATCCTTGCGAACTAACTGAATATTATTAAAAATTGTTCCGAAACCCACAACTATATTGCGTATTGTTTCATGGTAGAATTGCTGCCCTAACATAATGTATTCTCCTATTATCTATATATGCGTACACTGCCTCATGTGTATTTAACTGTGAGCCAGTTGCTGTGGCAGTAGTCATAATTTATCCCGCGACATAAGCCTTACCGGCGGTCACCGCATTAACATATGTGGTCTTGCTCAACTCTGATTCAGAGTACCAAGTTTTTGCGGCCTGTATTTCAAGATGGTCAGTATTGCGTGTGACCATCAGTTTGACATCTGCCGCTGTATCATTAGCCAAGGCATCCGTATCATCAGCTACGATTGCGTTGATCAGCGTTACACTGTCGTCCATTGCAGAAAAGTTCTGCGCTATCTGTTCTGCGGTGATCACATCATCCATTTAATTTCTCCTCTAGTTCTGCCACTTTTGCCGTCAATTCTTGTATCGCTTTGATAAGTGGGAAGACGAACGCCTCTGCCGAGATACGCTGGCAACCATCTTCGCCCTCGCTCCACCCGGCAAATCTCTCCACACCAGTCTTGTCAAGAGCCTCTTTTACCTCTTGAGCGACCAGACCATGCATGGTGACATCTAGTGTCATGTGGTTTTCTTCGCTATACTCAGCGAAATCCTTGGGGAACTCGGAATTAGGTTTCCACTGATACGTCACAGGTCTCAGGTCATTGATAAACCCTAGACCTAGAACAGCGTCGGCTATGTTTTTCTTTTTACGAACGTCGGAGCTTCTTGTCCAAGTAGCGTCTGTGCCAAAATCATTTGAGACTATATTAGATGCTTTACCGATAGATACCTGATCGTTCGCAGTACCTGCAATATCAATCCCTATCACAATTTGATTGGTCGAATCGACCGCAGAGGCATCTGTCCCATACCCCAGAAATATATTGTCGCTGCCCGTGGTCAGAGCATCACCTGCGTTCCGACCGAGCGCCGTGTTCTGAGCGCCTGTGCACGCCACAAGCGCTTCATAACCGATTGCTGTGATACTGTCAGATGCAGTGTTAGCACCCAGCGCGGAAAAGCCCACAGCCACGTTATAGTCACCCGTGATGTTTGCCGTTAGTGCTCCATAGCCGAGTGCATCATTTTTTTGCCCCGTGGTGTTTGACATTAGTGCTTGCAAGCCCACGGCATGATTATAGTTGCCCGTGGTGTTAGCACCAAGCGCATCATAACCGATTGCTACATTAGAACTGCCCGTGGTGTTGGCATCAAGCGCAATTCTGCCGATGGCTATATTATAGGAGGCTGTGGTGTTGGCATAAAGTGCATTATTGCCCACTGCTACATTAGAATGGCCCGTGGTGTTGGAGTAGAGCGTATTATAGCCTAATGCTGTGTTGTAGTCGGCGGTGGTGTTGGAGTAGAGCGCATCCCTGCCGACCGCTACATTCCAGTGGGCCGAAACGCTATTATACATCGCTGAGTTGCCGACTGCCACATTATCTTGGCCATTACCACTGGTATACATCGCAGACGAACCGACCGCTGTGTTTCTAGCCCCTGTGGCGCTCCTAAGTACATCATAGCCTATTGCTACATTGTCAGTTGCAGTAGTAGCAGTACCCAGCGCACCATTGCCACTGCCACTGCCAAGTACCACGTTCCTAGTCCCAGTGGTGATGTTCTGGCCTGCTAGATAGCCGACTGCGGTGTTATCACCACCAGTGGTGAGGTCCAGCAGCGCATCCTTGCCGATTGCTACACTGTTGTCCCCTGTTGTGGTTGCCGTCCCAGCATTCTCGCCAATAAAGATGTTGTAGTTGCCACCAGATACGATGGCATTACCGGCATTAAGCCCTGCAATATAGTTGCTTGTTCCTAATGTTGTTGTGCTACTGCCATTATTTAATATCAAATGTCCAGCAGCACTACCATCCATCGTGGCGAACGTAGTATCAACACCGCCGTCCGTTCCTTTGAAGATAATATCACTATCAGAAGCAGCAGCATCAACAGTGATGTTACCAGAGCTTGTTGTTAGAAGAACTGCCGCATCGCCGATAGTAATGTCATCAGCAGCAGCGCCGCCGCCACC